CTCCTTCCTACGCAACTATGGATATGGGTGAAGCAGGTCGAACAACTACAGCTACCACACCTACAGTAGCAGATCCATATGGACTTGGTGTAGGAGGTGAATTTGATACTGCACCAAAAGTAACAGAGTTACCTGACGCAAGAGATGCAGCAAAAATTCCAACAGTAAAACCTAAAGCAAAACCTTCTTTAGTGGCACCTTCAAAAGAAACAAAACCTACCGTTGATACTACGTCTTCTAAAGATACTAACATTGCTTCAACAGGTCGTAGTGAAACTGAAATACAAAAAGAAATTAATGAAGAGTTAGCTGGCGGTAAGTGGACAGAACGTGCTAATGAACTTGTTAAAGAACGTGATAGTGCTCGTGCTAATGAGGGTAGTAGTAGCACAAAAACTACCACTACTACTACTTCAACTGGTGGCACAAAAATGATTGCTAAAGGAGATGGTACTTATAGGATGCCTACTGTAGCAGAACAAAAAGAACAGAAAAAAGAATCTGGTGGTGGTAGTTCTAGTAGCAGTAGTACAAGTGACAGCGGGGGTGGCTACTCTTGTTATGTAGCTACAGCGTTAACTGAAAAGGGTTATTGGACTACAACAAAGAAAATAAAACTTATAAAATGGTGCATGGAAGCTAAACCAGAAAATAAACTAGATACTAAACTATGGAGAAACGGCTATGTTACGTTTGGTAAAAACGTTATTGCTCCACGAGTTGACAGTAAAGTAATACAGTGGCTGTCAAATGGTTTTTACTACAGTACAGTCTATAATAAAAAAAGTTTACAAGCTATTATAGGTAAGTTATTTTACTATATTCCATCTTACACAATAGGTATTTGTAAAGCTATACAAGGAAATCTTGTAGATATTGAAAGGACATAGTATGTTAAAAAAACCAAAACAAGCTCCTTCTGAATTTCAACAGTATAAAAACGATGTGCTTATGCGTTTAGCTAATTTAGAAGAAGAAGAAACTAACCAAATAAAAAATTTATACGGATCTCCTGCGTTAATTACTATAGGAAAAATTATTGGACCTGAAGTATCTGAAGCTTTAGCTACAGGTATTAATAGTATTGCAGATCCTCGTAAAGCGGTACAGCCACAAGCTGTTAAGAAACGTGGACTAGCAGCACGTTAAATTGCTAGATACGCTGGCTACTCATCCCCCTACCAACACTAGGCTACGGTGGCCCCAGTTAAGGAACTTAAAATGGCTAATGATATTATGGCAGAAGAAATGCAAACAGAAAAGAAAGTTGCATTTGCTAATCGTAAATATAGTAATGAAGACAAACTGAAAAAAGAAGAAGAAGAATTAGAACAACTTATTGCTGAACAAAAAGGTGAAACTTTATCTCAAGAAAGTGAGCCAGTAAACGCAGAAGAAAAAAGTTTTAAAAAACGCTATGGCGATTTACGCCGACATATGCAAGAAAAAGAAAAATCTTGGGAAGATAAATTAAATCAACTAGAAACTCAATTAAAACAAGTATCTCAAAAAGAAATTAAACTGCCTAAATCTGATGAAGATATTGAAGCTTGGGCTACACGATACCCAGACGTAGCAGCTATTGTAGAAACAATTGCAATTAAAAAAGCAAAAGAACAAGCTGCAGGATTAGAAGATCGTGTAAAAGAAATAGATGAAATGCGAGCTACAGCATCTCGTGAAAAAGCAGAAGCTGAATTAATGAAAGCGCATCCAGACTTTGGCGAGATTCGTGATAGTGATGAGTTCCACGAATGGGCTGATGAACAACCTAAGTGGGTACAAGATGCATTATATGAAAATGATAATGATGCTCGTTCAGCAAGTCGTGCAATTGACTTATACAAAGCAGATAAAAACATTAAGACAAGAAAACCTGCAAGTGCTAAAGATGCTGCACGTTCTGTAAATAGTCGCAACAATCGTAGTCAACCTGAAGAATATGATTCATCTACTACATTTAAAGAGTCTCAGGTAGCTAAGATGTCACCACAACAATATGAAAAAGCTTCTGATCAAATTATGGAAGCCATTCGTACTGGTAAATTTATTTACGATATGTCTGGTTCTGCCAGATAAAGCTATTGACATATAATATATTTATGATATAACTATATGTACAATCAGTAGTATGGCCCTGTTGTTGCAGTTACCCGTACTACTAATTAACTACCTATCCGCAAACAACAATACACGCTTTCGGACAACCTAATGTCTCATGGCCCGTTATACTAGAAGGTCGGCCAACTTTCTAATAAACGCACCCTAGTAGAATTAGCCTCTGTTTAAGTCATTGGTCGTTTGCATCTGTGATATTATGCTAAGGAGAATTAAAATGGCATTTTCATCCGCTGCTGGTTATGGTAACTTACCAAACGGTAATTTCTCACCAGTTATTTACAGCAAACAGGTGCAACTTGCGTTCCGCAAAGCATCTGTATGTGAAGCAATTACTAACTCTGATTATTTCGGAGAAATTGCTGCAATGGGCGACTCAGTTAAAATCATTAAAGAACCTGAGATCACTGTTAAAGCATATGAGCGTGGTACAACTATTACACCACAAGATCTTGACGATGAAGATTTTTCATTGACAATTGACAAAGCCAATTATTTTGCCTTCAAGGTCGATGATATTGAGGAAGCTCATAGTCACGTCAATTTCCAAAGCCTTGCAAGCGATCGTGCGGCTTATCGTTTGTCAGATCAGTTTGACCAAGACGTTCTTGGCTACCTTACTGGCTTCAAACAATCTGCTTTGCACGGTACACCAGATACAGTAAATACTACTGTAAATGGAACTAAAGCAGTATCAACTGCAGGTTCAGACGAATTGCTTGCTTCAATGAAAATTGATGCATCAGACTTCGGTGGATCAGCTGGTGACGCACTTGCCCTTCAGCCACGTGCTGGTGGTGCAACTGACACTACTCCTGCTGTTGGTGATACTTTCCCATTAACTGTTATTGCACGTATGTCACGTCTGTTGGATCAACAGAATGTGGATACTCAAGGCCGTTGGTTGGTAGTAGATCCTGTATTTATGGAGTTGTTAAAAGACGAAGACTCACGTTTGTTTAATGCTGACTTTGGTGGTTCTGGATTGCAGAATGGTCAAATCGGAATGAACATTCATGGTTTCCGTGTTTATCAATCAAACAATTTGCCAGCCGTTGGTACAGGTCCGTCCTTTACAGGTACGAACTCTGCTGTCAACTATGGTATGATTGTTGCTGGTCATGATTCAGCCGTTGCAACTGCAGAGCAGATTAACAAAACTGAAACTTATCGTGACCCAGATTCATTCGCTGACATTGTTCGTGGTATGCATCTATATGGTCGCAAGATCCTTCGTCCAGAAGCTCTTGTGAACGCTAAGTATCACTTGGCATAAGGGAGGATTGAAACATGGCTAACATTACTTCACTTCTAAAGGCAGCGTCTGGTAACTCTCAGCGTGGTCGTAACCCTTACATGGTTGAGAATACTCTTGACATCGTAGCTACAACTATTGATCCGTCTTCTACGGATTCAGTTCAAGCTATCACTATTCCTGCTGGTCACAAAGTTATGGCCTGTGGTCTTGAAGTTGTTGAATCAGCAACTATGAACACAGGTACTGATGCTACTGTAACTGTAGGTTTTGTAGGTGGTGATGTTGATGAGTTTGTTGCATCATTTGACATCGACGGTGCTGCTGATGGTGCTTATGCTCCAAGTGTTTCTATTACTGGAGACACTGTATCTGCGTCTGATGATACTATTGATGTAATCTTTGGTGGATCAGGTGCTTCATTTACTGCAGGTAAACTTCGTGTTTATGCAGTAATGATGGACGTAAGTTCACAAGGCGATACTGCTGCTAATGAAGTAGACCGTGACGCACTTGCGTAACTAATATATAAGTGGGCTGCTTAAATGTGGCCCACTTACTTTTGTATAGAGGATCTAAAACATGGCTATTACAACAGCAATGTGTACAAGTTTCAAGTCAGAGCTACTTGGTGGTGTCCATGATTTAGACACTGATAGCATTAAGCTTGCTTTGATTAAGGCTTCACCTAGTGGCA